CTATTCCCTTTGAGTTGCCGGCCGTTATTGGCCAGTCGCCAGTATAAACAGCGGTATGCGAGAAACGCAATAAAAAGGCCGGCGGGATCGCTCCGGCCGGCCTCGCATATTGCGGACTGGTTAACTAACGTCTATCGATAAAACGATGTCGCCGTCGTTGATCATTTCGCGCACCACATCGCGCACCGCCGCATCGAATGAACTGTCGCCGATGGCGTCCCCGATCCGCTCGTCTACATCGTCGCCGTCAATAAACGATGAACGATCAAAAGCATGCTCGATTTCTTTCTCGACTCGATCATCGACAATCGACTCGACGGCGTTTTGAAAATCGTTGCCGTTCAATACGTCATTCATCGCTTCATCAACCATCGACGTGAAGGCCGCCAGTATCTCAGGCTCAAGCAATGCGAACATGCCCGCCGTAATGTTCTGGTTTTTTTCAAGATACGAATTAGCACGGGTACGCTCCCGCTCGATCTCAATCTCAGCGACGTGAACTTTATTGCGGAGTTTCTCAATCTCAGCGCGTAAATCGTCCGGCGTAAACTCGGCGCGCTGTACTGGATCAAGTGAACCCAACTTATTCAATTCAGTTTTTAAATCAGTCATTTTTCTATTCCCTATGTTGCGGCCGGTAGTGGCCAGTCCTGATTATGCGATAAACGCAACCGATAGTGCAAATAAAAAAGGCCGGAGTAATTCCGGCCTATTGGTTAGCTATGGGTATAGCCGTCGGGTTCGATCCCGAGCCACATACCACACCATCGGATCATATAACTGGTGTCGAAAGTGGCGCGCATTGCACGTCGCCGAAACTCCAGAAACGATTGCGCTCCATCGGGATCGCGACAGAATACGCGGTGCAGTGATTCCAATTGCTGTCTGTTCATCTCACGCTCCTCTCGGATCATCGTCCGCTCGAATATATTCTTCTTTCAACCAGAAAGAATGGTGCGGGAATTCCTGCCGCATTTCCTGAACTGTTTCGAGCGCATCCTCTCGGTCACATAAACAAAACCGATCATCCTCAACGCCGTCGCAGTACAGCACCAGAACATGCCCTGTTAACCCCATCACATTTCCCCCCAACCGGCCGAGCGCAACCAAGTGTTGTCGGCCTCGCTGTCGTCCATAATCCGGCGAACTCGATCCGAGTTCTCACAAGCTTCGCACCATACTGGACTGCCATCGATCCCCGTCGAGCCGCAACGGTATTCCACTTCGCGGTAGTCATAACCGCGCGGTACATACTTAACGACAATATTTTTGCACATCTCATTTTCTCCCGTAGTTATGAAATGAATTGACAATATCGCATAGCTATTTCTAGCGGTCAATAAAAAGGCCGGCGGGATCACTCCGGCCGGCCTGTATTAGTCGCGGTAATTAAGCGGCGACTTTGTCCAATAGTTTACCGGCGCGACGCTCAATTTCGATCCGGTTATCTTGGTGCGGAATATCACGAGCAATAGCAGTGATCGCTTGAGCCGCATCCCACACTGATTCCATAGGACGTCCCTCCTCTTTAACGTGGCGTTGCATCGCGGCCTTGGCCATGCGCTGAGACAGCCCCGCACGCTTGGTTAAGAAGTCGAGCCTATCGTCGTCAGTTTTGGCCACGTTAGCTGACTTAGCTTTCTGCACGCCTTCCACAAAAGTAGACGTCGCACCAGTCGCAAACGATTGCAGGGCAGGGCGCGCCTCAATGGCGAAACGATCCGGAGCGAACTTAGTGTGGCGAATCTTGATCTCATGGAAATTCTCAACGCCCCATAAGTTGCGATTCATACATACGCCACGCAGGTACATGGCCGCCACGCCGGCGGTCTTACTGCCGGTCTCTGAATTCCACGCATAAAACCCGCGGAACATAAGGTCAGGTTCGCCGTTAGCTAGCTTGCCGACTTCAATCGGATTCCGATCATCAACCAAGAAAACAAAGATATCCCGATCACTGGCGAACAGCGTCGTGGTGTCTTTGGTGACTGGCACTTCCGGATCATAGACGGCCATGCCGTTAGCCCCAGAACCAACCATCATCCCGGGTACTTTCCAACGCCCGCCGCTCGCATCAACCAAGTCTTTGATGGGCTTCAGGATCTCATGATCGTAAATGCGGCCGTAGTCCGCACCAGTCGCCGCACGCAATTCGCCGTGATCGCCCTGACTGTACACCTTAACCAAGTCCCGAGACCGGTTATGTTGCAAGCCCCACTGCAAGCAGTCCGCAACCATCGGGGCGGGCAGGTCTTTGAGATAACCGGCCGGCGCTCCCGCCAGTTGAGCTAACTGACCGAATGACCAGTTGGTTGGCATGTTCTCACCCTCGATCCCGTTTTCATCACGATACTCAATGAACACGTCACCCCTCGATGGATTGTCAGCATCAACAGTGCCGACGATATTCATCTTGTGAGTATCGACGATCCGAGACTTCATTTGACCGGCGTCGATCTTCTTGTGAGCCAACATGTCGTCGAGTGTAAGGAAGCGTTCATCTTCAGGGCGGTTGAACCAGTTAGATGAAACAGCAGAGTTGCCGATACCATGAGCAAAGGCGTTTGTTTGATAAGTTGCCATAACAAAATCTCCCGTAGTTATTGGCCGAGCAAAATTGCTCACTGGTAATAGTCTGATAAAACGCAACGATATGCAAGTAATTTTTTAGAAAATAAAAAGGCCGGTTAGGTTGCCCCAACCGGCCGTGGTTTAGTACGAACCTTCCCCGTTGTAGACACCAAGCTTTGCGAGTTCAAAGCCGTCTATGTCTGGCAACTCAACTCCGCGTTTAATTAGTTCATCGGTATATGCTCGAAAGTAAGCATGGTTCCAATGGGATTTGTTATGCCCGATGCAACCGTAATCGGTAGCCAAGGCATTGCGGCGGAATTGTTCTAACTGTTCGTTAGAAAGGTTAGTCAAATCACGCATGGTGATTCCTCCCGTAGTTGATTGTTAAGTAGCTTTCTCAGGGGCTTCCTGAGATGACTGAGATTTCCCAGTCATGTGGCCATTATCGCATACCTGATTCGGGTTGTCAAGTTAATTTTTTAAAAAGTTATTTGGGGTTGGGTACAAAAAAGCCCCGACTGGCGGGGCGTAGTGGTTAACGGCGACGTCGCCGCTTCACGGGTTTCTTCTGTGCTTGCTCCCAAGCGTCTTCGCCGTAGATCAACTTCATCACCCATTCAATCAAAAACATTAAACATTCTCCCCTTTGGCGTAGTCCATGATAAAGCCGAGTTTCTCGCACAGTCCGATCACATCTGCCGGCAATTCATATACGCCGTCGTAGTCAACCAGAACGACGCCGTCAAACCACAGACCGCCGCTCCCCCCTTCATCACCTAACTCAGCGTGTTCAAAACCAATCGGTGTTCCCTTTTCATCAAGGTATACCGTCCAGTCTTTCCGAGTTATGTAGCGATTCAAAAGCCCCTCATGAATTTGCATCAGATTCCTCCACTGCATAAGTGTCGCACCAACCGATGGCTTCAAAGATTTCATGGTCAGTCAGCGATGCGATTCGTTCAACGACAGCCAACCGAACTTGAGCCGGAGTGATATCACGGCCGTCTTCCTGATAAGAAAGGATAGTGAAGGCGATGTCGTACATGTGGTTGTACGCTGTTTGATCTTTCATGACTGAAACTCCCAATCAACAGCCGAATCAATCACGTCCCAATTGATGCCGTAGTTAGCATCAAAGTCGTCACAAATTCTTTCCATGATTGATTCGATCTGATCCATAGTCAGATCAGAGTGACCCATCGCTTCCGCCCGTTCGCGGATATCATCTGGGTACCAAAGGTCTTCAATGACTAGCGTGCCATTGCGTTTCACTAATTTACTCATCGCTAATTCCTCCCGTAGTTGTTAGCGAGTTTGCAGATTATGCGATTAACGGAAACAAATCAACCCCCAAAGGCTTTTCCAATCTACTGGAAACCCGCTACGGAATACCGGATCTACCTTGGTGATTCCCTCCATCTTCAGATCAAGAGCATCTGCGCCCTTATAAAGCAAGATTTCTGGAGCGGCCGTTTTAGTTTGTCTTTTTATCAGAATCCATGTTGACGCATGGCTATGAGTATTTAGAAAGGCAACTTGATGTGGCCGCAAGTCCACGGTATTTCCCCGAGTAACTTTCAGTTCAATTAAGTGGAAGCGGCCTTGATCGTCACAAACAAGAAGGTCAGGTATCCCTGCGGTCAGCCAAGTTTCCAACCGCGTTAGGATTATCTTTTGATCAAGCTTCTTCGTCCCTTCCCGAATCTGCTTGTAGAAGTTGCTTTCCGTCGTATTCGTCTTCTTCTTCGTAGCTTCCTCCCACGGGAGTGACATCGACGATGCTTGACTCATAACTCTTTCTCATTTCATCCAGTGCTTTCATGACTTCTTCTTTGCTCATTTGATCAATGGAGCCATGTCTAATTTCTGATTTATTTACATAGATATCGCCATGTGCTTGGCCACGCCGATATTCCGCTTGGACTGCCGCAGAGTAAGCCCCATTCTGCAAAGCTTCATCTCGAATACGCTGAAGGTCTCGCAGATGCCGCTGAAAGTTCACGCCATATTTAGCATCCAGTTCATCACGATATTCTTTGATCGCCGCCACAACGTGGGGACAATATTGAGGGTTAGTCATTTCATGCGCTCGAACATGTGCGCTTGCCGGTGGATAGCCGGCATTGATTGCGGCTTCCCGCATAGTGATCTGGCCGTCATTGCTGACCAGTTCTTTCACAAAGAGTTCTTGCTTCCGCGTGAGCTTTCTTTGTCTCAACTTATCCAGTTCAGCCTTGTTCGCCACTGGATCTCTCTTAATTCTAGGCATTGCCCCTCCGAACAGTAAATGGTCGTATCAGAGTTAAAATATAGCCTTCTTTCTTATATAGAGCAAAATTCAAAAGAAATATTTTTTGCA